CAGTAGTGGTGTTAAGCGTTAAGCTAGAACCAGTTAAATAACCACCTGCGCCACCTCCACCTGCATTGTTACCGCCTCCGCCTCCTGCAATGACAAGGTAGTCGGCAGACACCGTGCCTTCCGTTCGATTGCGGAAGGGCAAGTAGAAACCATTTGTGCCGTATGTGCCTGTGTACGCTAGAGGCTTCCAAGTACCGTTGGCATCGAACTCACCAAAGTCTGTTGGATCTAATGCTTGACCGTCAACAAAGTTTACTTCTGTTTGGTAGCCGTCGAAATAACGGAGACCGCCACTTAGGTCATTTCTTCCAATGGTGTGCTGGATGTTTTGGTTAATACTATAATCTGTATTAAGAGTTGGCGCATTATTAACCGAAAATGATGTAACTTGAGTGCCATTGAGGTATACATTTACTCTGTCGGCAGCAGTCGCTTGCGTTGTGTCAAAAACAACAACAATATGATACCAAGCAGATACATCACGAAAAAGTTGTGTGGTTGTTCGCCAAGATATGGAGTATGCGTTTACTCTAAAAGTATTATCTGACCCAAACATGATTTGACCAAATGCAGTATTGCTTGCGGCTGTTCCAGCAGCGAACAGGACTTGTTCTGCATCAAGTTTGCTTCTTTTAACCCACCCACTCCAAGTCCAAGTTTTTCTGTTTCCTGCGGTAGCTGGAGTCCGATCCAAATAAGCAGTAGCAGAACTACGAAACCTCAGACTATCGTCAATCGTATAGTCATCACCAGAAGACCCAAACCCTGCTTGAAGCAAACTCATGCAAAGCTCCTGCTCACTGACACATAAGCGTTTGTCCCGTTATCAAAGTAACTGAGCGTGTATGTTCCAGCCACCGATATAGCCGTTAAGTCAGCAGCGTTGATCTTAGTTGTAGCAGCAGCACTGATTGCATGACCACCGGTGTTAATCAAAAGGACAAAACCACTCTGTCCTGCTGCTGATCCGTGATTGGTAAAGGTTAATGCCCCTGCACCACTCGGTGTGCATTGAAAGTTGTTTGTTACATCTAGGTCAAAAGAAAGATCGTTGTCCGTTGTGACCGTTCCTCTGAAAGGTGCAGTCAATGTGTCGGCTGTGTCAGCTTTTAGAATATCCGCGTCAAACGCCTCTACATCTGTACCAATAACAAGACCTAAGTTTGTCCTGGCATCTGCTGCGCTTGAGGCTCCTGTGCCGCCTTCTGTAAGAGCTAAGTCAGTAGTCAGTGTTAACGTTCCAATTGTTACGGCACTAGGTAGACCTACGGTCAATGTTTGACCACTAGCCGAGGTTTCTATTTCGTTAGCGGTACCAGCAATGGTAAGTGTCTGGCTATCTAAATCTACAGCGCCTGTTCCGCTGTCTCCTGCAAAATCTAAATCTTCCGCCGTAAGTTGAGTATCTACATACGCTTTAATAGATTGTTGCGTAGCCAACGAAGTGGCGCTGTCAGAAGCCATATTGTCTTCATCAAGAACCGCTGTAACAGAGACAGCACCGAGACGCAAGCTATCGAAATAAGCATTATTAAACACATTAGCGGCAACAGCACCAGCGCCCCCACCATTGAAGTAAACCACGGCAGTAGTTCCTGCTGGAATTTCGTAATCATTGGAAGCATTGTACGTTCCTTGAAAGACTAAAATACTGCGACTGGCCGTTAGCGAATTCCTAATGTAGACTATTTTTTCAGCATCATTTGGGGTTAATTGAACAAAAACTGTTCCGCCTAAATCTCCTCCATCGGCAAAAATAATCAGCCGGTTTCTTCCATTAGAGGCGCTTCCATCTGTAACAGGGAGCGCATTAGGCGACCCGCTGCTTCCAGTAGCACCTAATGTTATTGTAACTTGCCCGTCTAAAGCAGCATCAACTAGGCTAAGATTCGTGTTGGTTGTGGCCCCCCAGGTTCCGGATTGTTCCCCGGTGGCTATGAGCTCAATACCGTTATTAGTAGTATATGTACTTGGCATTTTTTACACCTTATTATGCGGCTATTCTTTCCCAGTCAGGGGTTTGAGATGGTTGTATGGTACTATAACTTGGATCTTGGTTTGGTACAATATTTCCCCAAACCAATGCGTTACCCACCGAAGTGGTCATAGACAATCCTGTAACGAATATTTTTACGCCACCTTGACCTGTGACCGAACCTACCGCCGATGTGGCGGAAACTCCAGTAGTTGTTACAATTGCTGCGGCATTTACCGTTACACCGCCAACTGCCGAGGTAGCCGCTAACCCCGTAACGGGTACATTGGATTCACCTATAACCGTTACAGAACCTAAAGCACTTGTTGCTTGAAGCCCTGAAACAGTTGCATCAGCGTTGGCTGAAGCCGTAACCGCACCTACTGAGGCGGTTAATCCTGTTAAAGCGTTATCCTGACCCCAACCGCTGTCGCCCCAAGCAGAAGCTGAACTATTCCAGCCTGTGTAAGCGGCAACAACATTAGCCATTAAGCAATCCTTATAATGGCATTACTTGCGTCAGCAGTTGGAAAAACAACCGTAAAGTCCCCCGTCGTAGAGGTCTTATCTGACCCAAAATCAAGAACTATTACCGAAGGATTGGTTAACGCAATGGACGTTGTGTTAGGCGTACTGTTGTAAATCAAAGCGCCTCTAGCTGTAATACTAGAGGACGACCACGTTTCATCGGCAAAATCCGTAAATGCGGTAGTGCCGCTGACGGTAGGGTCTACAGTAGTCAAATCCTGACCACCTGCCGAATACCCTGTTCCGCTAGATTCATTAGTAGCCGAGTACGCCGTTGTAGACGCATCTAAAGTAGCCGATGAGGTGTAAAGCGCTATTTTAAAAGTGTCCCCTGTCGAGGAATCAAAGTCGTGTGCGCCAAACATTAATTCTTTTTTAAAGGTGGTACACATGAAATTACCTGTAAAAGCCATGTTACATTCTCCTTATTAATTCAGCTAAATCTTTATGTCCCGCATCTAATAAAGCATTATAAACTGTAGTTCTATCACTTTTAATGGCTTCTCTCATGTAAACAGATAGGACCTTAATTAAATGATTTTTAAAAACACGTGCTTGATCGCGTATTATCGGATTTGCGGTATCTGAAATTGATATTACTTTGTCTGCACACCGTTCTGCAACTTCTTCCGGAGTAAAACCCCTGTTTTCAGTTGTTTTTACATCTACTTTAAAAGTAGGCGCAATGTCTAAATGCAAGGCTGAAATACTCATTGTTTAGCCCTAATAATTTTTCCAACCCTATATTCATCCGTAACTTCTTTAGCTTCACCAAACATTTTCATAGCCACTAAAGCTTCCCCAAATCTTTTCTCATAAAGCGCTACCAAGTCTGGCTCACCTTTCATGTAAGTATACGCTTCTAACAAGCTTCCATAAAGCATAGCAATTTGAGCATTTTCACTTAACCAAGTAGTGCCGCTATCGGAACCCGCCGTTAAACTAGTGGGCCTATAAAAATAATGCAACTCAACAACGCTTGCTGCGTTTGGAGTCGGTCCTATTATAAAGTTGTTTATGTCGAAAACCGCATAATACCTAGGATTACCTGTAGTAGCGGCATTCGGGTTAAACGATTGTACAAAATCGGTATCTTTAAACTCTAAAAATTGATGATTGCTATCAGCGTCTACAAAAGACAACGAAAAAGGAGCCAAAAAATCAGAAGGACAAGCTAAATATTTATTGCTAGAAGACAATGTTCCACTGACATTTTTACGAAATAAGCTTAATTGAACGTTCTTTAAAATACGTTCTTCTGCCTGTTGAATAAAAATAGTTAAGTTATTTACAAACGAAGTCTCATCGTTGTCCGTGTAATCCTGTATCGCTTGTTTTAACTGAGCATAAGTAAAACTCATGATGTAGTCACCGTAACCAAACCAATTTGCGTAAATCCTGTGGCTGGCCTTAAATTTTCATTTTCTACAGTAGGTAATCCAACATAGACATCCATAGGTTCTACCCGGTCTGGTCTGGCGTTTTTTAACGCTTGTGGATCTACCACTTTTCTAAAAGGGCCTAATTGAGGGTGCTTGGGCTCGTATTGATCCGGACCGACTAACAAGCCATTCCACTCTTTTCGCATTACTTTGTACCGATATCTTAACCCCGATCTATCGCAGATGGCCCAAGAGTTTTTACCTGA